ATCAATATTATACCCCCCATAACCGCCAATTCCTGCTCCTGTAGTTTGTACGGTTCCAAATGAACCTGTTACTGCCTTTAATCCTCTCGTACCATCAACCTTTAGGGTAGTGGCTTGAATATCGCCAGTGATATTTATTGCTCCTGAACCTGTGATTGTTTTCCCATTCATAGCTGGATTACCTCCAAAGGTAGGAGAAGCATCTTCAACTACGTTTTTCAAAAATCCTTGCCCATTCACCCAAGCCTGGGTTGCTCCTGTCTCCCCTGATGAAACTGAAGTTGATGTGCCATCGATAGAAGTTAAAGAAACAATCACCTGCGAAAATGCTACATCACTAGAATTATTAACCTCCTGAATTGTTCCAGAGATTAATTTTGTCTTATAATTCTTAGAGAAATCTTTGAACCTATATTTCTTAGAATTATAGGTAAGAATTGAATTGAAATGAATCCCTGCTGTCTGATCATATAATTCAATAGTCAACAAATCCAAGAATCCTCGATGATCATTCAGATACTGCTGCCCAAATAGATACATCAATGAAAGTCCTTCTGTGGACTTATTATATCTTGTCCAGCTAGTGGTGACCACAGGATTAGAAGCTATATTTTCAATTGCTGCAATTTCTGTTAATCTAAGAGAATCAAAGAAATTCAAAGTCACCTCCTCTTCTAAATAACCAGTGACACTTGTTAAGGTTGAAATAAAGACATTATCAAAAGCATCAGTAGACTCCTCTACTTCAAATAATTTAACATCATCAAAAACCAAGTTGACAGAAGCAACATCAGCTAATGCATTAGCAATCCACAGAATTTCAAATGTATAATTACCTGTCTCATTCACAGGAAAAATAGTTGATCCTACATTGTCATAGACTGAAGTTCCTTGCTTAATAAGAATATCACTTGTTTCTTTTGCCCCTGAAGGGTAAGTGATACGCACTCTAAAATGAGGAGGGGTAGAAGCATAACTTCCTGAATTATAAGAAAGACTTGCTAATTGTAATTGAAAAGAATATTCAAAATACCCGTTTCCTATGGAGGCAATATTAAAGGTGTCGTGAGTAAAAGATTTATCAGTATTAGGATCTCCTGAAGCATCATTTTCTTGAAGTACCAATGTTTCATTAGATACCTGAAACAAGAACCATGCCTCTGTTGACGTTCCATTATTCCATCCTGTCAAACCATTAGAAAAATCTGAATTGGTAAGTTTATTAGCATCCGTTCCTGCATTCTTATTTCTAAGAATCATCCTAAGGCTCTTGGTGGGAGGAATTTTTGATAATTCAAATGGACTATCTACAGGCCTATGTTCAGAGGTAATATCAACCTGTCTGTCATAAGCCACATTAGAACTGCTTGCTGCTAATGTTGTATAATCATAGATATCTCTTTTAGTATTATATTCTTGTCCATTCGTGATTTGCCAATATCCATCTACCTGAGCCAATGAACAATAGAATGTCTTAATACATTTCTCTAAAACATCATATACCTTATTAGGTTTTTCTTCTCCATCTTTATTTTTATAGAATGCCCCATTATCAATCTTTAGACTGGGAAAGAGATCATCATTGACTGACATCAATACATCTTCATACAGGTTACATTGAATAAAGAAATCCACTTCAGTTATGGCAGTAAAATCTAAAGCATTTTTGATAACCTGTAGAATGGTTTGTTTACCTGTTCCTGAATACCCGTCATAATCAATATCCTTTAAATCTTTGATCCCATCTGTGGCTGAAATCTGATATGTAACGATAGGCCCATCAAATTCACGAGTGGTATTTTCAGGCTTCATCCATCCTACCCATTTTAAAACTGAATTGATATAGAATTTAATCTTTAGATCTTGGTAAGCAGTGTCATAGAAATCAGCATCATAAGCAGCCGTATTCGTTTTCTCTGTATGGAATGAGAAAACACCTTCTGATCCTTTCACCCAATCATCATCAGAATAATTATGAGTGAAGCCTTGATCAGTATGGCCTAGATTGGTAATGGCCCCACTATATCCTTGCTTTTCAACATCAATTTTATAGGTGTCAGCTCTGAACTGATCATCCCATTCCATTCTGTATTTGACTGCAAATGCCATTATCTATTCATTCTTTGACGTTCTCTATCTAATTGAATTATCAAACTCCTAAGATTAATTTGCGTGGTTAATGACCCACCATTAGATGACCCGGATGAAGCTACCGATGCAGGAGTAACCGCTGACCCTCTAGGAAGACTAATGACTTCATCCTTATGTAATTGAAAAGCTCCTCCTTCAACAACAAATCCCCCACTTTTTAATCCTTGTAATCCTGTGAAAGCAGCTTTTAATTTTGACCCAAATCCGACGGCTTCCTTAACAGCCTTAAACGCACCTTTACCACCTAACCCAGGTATAAAGGATAAGACAGCAACCAATGCCAAAGCAGCAACCGTGGCAGCTACTAATTTGATAATCATACCCTTTACAAAATTGCTAAAGAATTTCAGAAATCCTTGCAAAAGATTTTGAGTATTATCTAATGCTGATGTAATTGAATTTGACATCCCTTGAAAGACATTGCCCATAATGGATCCAACGATTGTCGTTTCATTAGCCAACCTTAATTGCTCTTGTCTAAAATCATCTAAATCTTTTGTAATTTTCTTAAATCTGAATGCTCCGAATGAACTCTCTATTCTAGGTGCAATAATTTTTAAAGAACCGGCTATCTCTTTCGTTTTTCTTAAAAAACGGTCCGCGAAAATAGTTGAAGATTTGAAAGCTTTACCACTTCCTCCTTTACCTCCTCCTTTACCTCCTCCTTTACCTCCTCCTTTACCTCCTCCTTTACCACCTTTACCACCGCTTCCTCCTGCAGTAGATACCCCTCCAATTTTTTGTAGAAGTTCATCATAAAAAGCATTAACACTTTTCAATTGGGTTGCTAGTTCCTTTTGTTTTTTTCTATTTTCTTCCAGTTTACCTGTAAACCTAGAATATTCAACACCTAATGCAGAGACAGCACCAGCACCAGCCATTTGAGCAGCGATTGGTATTTTCAGCCCTTTTTCAATTTTTTTAATTAAGTCTGATTCTTTCTTACGAAGGTCTATTTGCTTTTTGATTATCTTAGTCAGCTCTTGTTCTTTAAGAGCATTGGTAATCTTCCTTTCATATTCCTTATTGACGTCATTCAGCCTATCACGTAATTGCTCATTGGTAACTTTTTCAGCATCTAAATTTCCAAGAAAATCAGGATATTTTTTCTGTAATTCATTTATTAATCTCAGTCTACTTTCTCTGGTTACATTTTCTCCCGTAATGGCTTTAACCAATAAATTGACTTCTTCTTTATTCTGACGAAGTTGATCGGCCATCTGTGAGGATCCTTTTGAAGCCAATATAAATCCTCCTGCCAACGCCGTTACCAAAGCCACGATACCAACAGGTCCAGATAATAAGGTCATAATGCCTCCAAAAATAGTAAGTATAGGCCCAATGGCTGCTACCACTCCTGCAAATACCAATATCAATTTCTTCACCGTATTATTCAATGACCCAAACCATTTGCTTCCTTTAATCACCCAATCAAGGATCTTATTAGCTACTGGCAGTAATTGAGTACCTAATTGAACTCCTAAAACTTTCAATCTTGACAAGGCTTGATTAAATTTGAATGTTGTGGTCTTACTTGCTGCTCCAAATGCTTTATCAAGTGATCCTGTGGTATCAGTCATCCTTTTGAAGATAGCTACATTCTCTGCAGAATTACTTCCCATAATATCTAAAGCTCCTGACAAGGCTCTAATATTAGGAAATACCTGGGCCATTGCTTGTTCGTTGGTCTTCATTTGATCTCGTAGAAAACCAAGAACACTGATCAATCCTTTTTCTCTTAATTGTTTTCGTAAAGCAGCACTAGAAGTTCCCATCGTTCCTAATGCTTCTTCAGCCTGTTGTGTTGGTTTAAGAAGTGATGCTAATATTTGTCTTAATTGAATTGAAGCCGTCGCAGCATTTGTACCTGTCCTAGTCATAGCAGCCACAGAAGCTCCTACTTGATCAAATCCTACCCCTAATGCAGAGGAGATTGGTAATACCTGCCCTAAACTAGCAGCAAGTTCAGGAGCCTCCGCCTTACCTTCCCTGACAGCGGCAACAAGTATATCTAATGATTTTGTAGCAGATAGATTTGCAGGCCCATAAGCATTCATGGCACTTGTGACTAAATCAGCCACTACCTTAGTCTCTCCTAAGCCCGCCGTAGCACCTTTCGCAGACTGAGTAAGTATATCCATTGCCTGTTTACCACGGAAGCCAGCAGACGTTACGAAAAACAGTCCATCAGCCAATTCCTTAGGTCCCTTCCCAACAGCAGGAGCAAGTTTTAGAATTTCTTGCCCCATTGCATGTACTTGTTTAATATTAACCCCTACAAGTCCATTCACCTTACTTAAAGACTTCTCAAATTTAGCAGCCATTGCAACCACACCAACACCTGCTGCTACGATAGGCAATGACACCCTGGTACTCATTCGCTTACCAATACGGGTCATTGTCTTACCCGCCCTAGTCATAGTTAATTGAGCCTATCCCATCCCTTTTTCAAAAGGAGCAGAATTCAATCCTAACGTTGCAAATAAATTTCCTATGGGATCATTAAAAGGCATCTTTTTATTTCATTTAATTTGAATTCTTTTTCACTATTTCCTTGGCATTATAATATGCTGCAATATCTTTCATCACTTGTTTCATCTGTTCCTTGGTTTGAGGTTCTTTTTCTTCATCCCATGGGAACCTCATTAATTTTCTAGGATCAGAAATCCTTCCTTTTGTGACAGCTACATTGAACAAATGCATCGTTTGCATTCTTATTGTTTCTGCCAATGGCTGATAAATCAATTCATTCAATTTTTTATCATATTTCTCTCTGTCTCGAATAGAAACAAAGAACTCCATAGGCGTTATTGATAAAAAGGCTTCCACCGTCATTCCAAATCTTGATAAAGCAAGTGCATAATCACCTGAAACATCTATTTCTATTTTTTCTTCCTCCTCACTGCTCGATTTCCTTTTGGTTGAAAATTTCCCTCTTCACCCCCTTCTTCTACTTCCTCATCACTAGGAAAGAATGCACCAATAGTTGAACTAAAAGACATCCAACATTCATCCAAGATATCAGGCATATCTTTTAACTTAAAAGGCATCTCCGTATCTACTGCCTTAGCTCCTGAAATTAGAGCATGATATAATAAAGGCTCGTAAAATTCCAAGTCACCTCCTTCAGATAATTCTTCAAAACTTTTGCCAGTGTCTTTCTTCAAACCTACCAAGGCTCGATAACTAATTCTGACTGGATATTTCTTTTCTTTATATTCAATGTACTGTACCATTTCTATATTTGATTAATATTTGTTTCATTAAAAAATTAAAAATCACCTGATTAGTGATCAATACTCTTACGGAGTGGCAGTTGATAAGAAATTAACTTTACCATCAATTTCAAATACCACATCCCCTTTCATCACATCATCAGAACCTAAATCCAATGGAAGTTCAGTAATGAATCCACTCCATTCTAAACCTTCTCCATTTGGAAAGACAATCTGATATTGCAATGAACCACGTGTCTCCTGATCAGCCTTCAACGTTATCAGTTGGGCCTGTGTGAAATTAATAGTTGCCGTGACACTTCCTGCATTCAGAACACCTTGCAACTTATTCACATAATTATCAGGATTATTCAGCTTGAATGTCTCAATGACATTCCTGGAAGTACCTCCCCAACCTAATGAGGTGACTTCAACAATCTCCTGCCAGACAGGTGTACTAGGAACCGTATTCCATCGATTCAAAACTGCACCTATTCCGGGTTTCGCATTTGTACTCATTTTTCCTCCTTTTTTTAATTATACACTATTTCTATTTCAATTCTAAACATCTCTTCTTTGAACATCAAATACCAATGAAAAAACCGCTCTATCATTTTCATCACGATGAAGAAACTGTGGATCTCTCGTTGCTTTAATTAAGGCATAATAAGTCGTCCCAACAGTAACCTGAGATAATGCATGCAAATACTCAAAGATCCCCCAGGCCACTCCATATCCAAGACTATAATCAATATTTCTAATCTCTACTGATATTGATGAATAATAATAATCACTGGTTGCTTTTTTATATGTTAACATTGGTGCTCCTCCTGGATTATCAAATACCACCACACAATCATCAGGCTGATTAGGCATACTAGAAAAGAACAAATCTGTTCCTAGAGTTAATCCCAATGAACTAACTCCATCTAATACTGTTGCAATATCTTTAGAACTCGGATTCATTTCGATCTAATATTATTTGCCATAATCTCAAGAATCTTTCCACGATTCCTTTCTAATGCTTTTTCAAAGAACTTAGGACCACTGCCAGGGCGATTCCAATTAATACTACCTTTTCTTTCATGGACAGCTTGTGCATATATTGCAGTAAATCCAATCACCATAAAAGGATCTTTGTTTGGAGT